ATAAGAGACAGATTTAGGACTCGACATGGCTTGGACTCATTACGCATCAACTGACGCCAGCGCACCGGCCATATCCGGCACCGTCGACGCGCTCAACCTCGTGCTCAAAGCGTGTTTGGTCGACGGCTACGGCGCTCAACCCGCTGCCGGGTGGACCTCGCCTTTTTATGACGCGACATCAAAAACCCGCGTTTTTCAAAACGCCAACGGTTTCTGTCTGCAAGTCGCGGACGGCGGGCCGGGCGCGGGCGACGCGCGCGAAGCCCGGATTCGGGGCTACGAGTCGATGTCGGCGTTCAACGCCGGGGCTGGACCGTTTCCGACTGTCGCGCAGTTCGCCAACGGCGAATTTATTCGCAAATCAGCGACAGCGGCCGCCACGGCGCGCGCCTGGGATCTCTATGCGAACGAGACCCTTTTTATCTTGCTGGTCGAAACGGGAGATACCGCGCTCAATGCGATGTGCGCGATGTTCGGCAGGTTTAAGCCGGACAAGATGGGTGATGCGTGGTGCCAGATCATCGCGGCGAGAACGACAGAAAATCTGACAAGCGGGTCGCCCGAAACTGTGCACGCTCGCGCCGCTCATGTCTCTGCGACGACCTCCGGCATTTATCTCGCCCGCGACGTGACGGGGTCGCAAGCGACGGGGTCAGTGGTCGGGGGACTTCGGGCAGATCCAGGGTTGGCTTATGCGACAGTGGCCGGATCGGGCGGGATCGCTTACCCGGACCCCGCGACCGGCGGCCTGCGACTGGAGCGGACGTACGTCCACGAACTTAACATCCCGCGCGGGTTTATTCCGGGGCTTTGGACTCCGCTACATAACCGAGCGCTCGCTCATCGCGCGACGGAGATTTATGCCGACGGTTCTGTTGCTCGCACGTTGCGCGCGCATAACACCGTTACGGTCGGGCAATTGCTGCTCGAAGACTCTGATACGGTAGATCTTTGATGGCCACATCCTCGCCGCGCCTGAAATATGGCGCGATCCCAAAAGGCCGCGACTTTCCCGAGCAATACTGGCGCTACGGCGCGCAAGTCGGCGCGACCTCGCTGCTGCGCTACATCCCAGCGGGCGGAGGCGGCTTTGCCCGCCCGTATCCGGCGGATGATCTTTTAAAAGCGGACGGCTACTGGCGCTGGCATCATCCCTGGACGCACCGCCGGCGGGTGTTGCTGCAAACGGGCGTCGCGAGAACGATCAGCGTCGTTTGCATCTGCACGACCGATTTGGCCCCGCGCCCGACGATCCGCCTGTTGGCAAACGCGGCGCTCGGCATCTCCGAGCAATCGGCCACGATGCCCGCTGGGCCAAACACCGAGCGGACGCTGACGCTGACGGTCACCGCCAGCGCGACCGGTGTCGCGTGGCTGCAACTGGAGTGGCTGGCGATGCCAAGCGGCAAGGATCAGCAAGATTGGGTCGGGTGGAAAACGCTGGGGGCGTCGTGAGCGCTAAAAAAACGGCATTCGGCAAAACGGCAAATAGTAGTAACGGTGGTTTTGATGGATGACAAACTTATTTCATTCGACGGCTCAGACACAACAGAAGCGATAGAGAGGTTTTGCTTGGAAATTTTGAAAAAGATTGATGAGCAGATCGCCGCTAAAAACCTGCTCAGTATGCGCGCGCCTGTGCGTCCTTGCCCATTTTGCGGGACGAGCGGACAGCTCAGGATCGAACGCTCTATCAATCTTGGTAAGCCAAATAAGAATTTATTCTGGGTTGCTTGCAAGAATTGTCATGCGACCGGGCCGACCGCTAGAACCCAGGAAAAGGCCGAACAAAGATGGGGATTGATCCAGAGATGATTGGGCAAACAATTCCGGGTCCTTCCTGAGGAAAACGCGCTCCGAGGGTGCGCGGAACCCCGGAAAAAGGCATTTTTTGAAAGCGCTTAGAAAAAATAATGAAGGAAGAATCGCGAATTGAGCCAATCGACCGCTATCTCTGGAGTGCCAGCCGCTTCAGCGACGTGTTGCGCCTCGACCCGAAACTCGTTCGAGAGGCGCTGACGGACGCGCCGGCACAACAGCTCAGCAGCCGCTCGGCCTGGCATGTCCGAGATGGGATGCCCGCGATTTTCAGGCGAGTCTTCGGGATTGATGATGCTCCCGACGCCTTGCCAAAACATCCGAAAGATCGTCTCGATCACTTCCGTGCCGAGCGGGAGCGGCTGAAACTCGCGGCCGAACAGCGTGCCATGATCCCGCTGATCGAAGTGGAATCCGCGATTTCTCAGCTGCTGAAATCGCTGGCTCAGACGCTCGAAACCTTGCCCGCCGCCCTGGAGCGGGATTACGGATTATCCGCAGAGGAGACCGCGCGGCTTCATGCCGCGATGGACGCCGCTCGCGATGCCTTGCACGCCGCTGCCATCGGAGGGCTGGATGCTCGACCAGAGGCTTAATGACATCTTGACCGGCGCGGCGGAGATCCTGCGCCCGCCTCGGCGAATGCGACCATCGGAAGCCGCCGGACGTTACTTGCGCCTAGAACGGCCCGGCGCTGAATCTGGGCCATGGAACTGCGAGCGCACGCCGTACATGATCGAGCCGCTCGATCAGTGGGCCAATCGTTCCATCGATACCATCGCCTTCATCGGCCCGGCGCGCACTGGAAAAACTTTCGCTCTACTTGTCGGCGGCATGACATATTTCGTCACCTGCGATCCCGGCGATTTCCTGATCGTGCACATGGCCGAGAACACCGCCCGCAAATTTTCGAAAGACGAGCTGTCCCGCTCGCACCGCCACAGCCCGGAGCTAGCCGCCCGCCTATCGCCTTACGCCAGCGATGACAACGTATTCGACAAGCAATACCGAAACGGGATGCTGCTCAAACTGGCATGGCCATCGATCAACCAGCTTTCCGGCGATACCCTGCGCTATGTCGCCTTTACCGATTACGACCGTTACCAGGAGAGCATCGACGGCGAGGGCGACGCCTACTCGCTGGGCTTAAAGCGCATCGAGACAATGATGAGCAGCGGGCGGGTCTGCGTCGAATCATCGCCCGGTTGGCCGGTTAATGATCCGCAATGGCAACCGTCCAACACCCACGACGCGCCCCCGTGCAAAGGCATTTTCTCGATTTACGCGCGGGGCACTCGCAAGCGGTGGTATTGGCCCTGTCCAGAATGTCGCGAATATTTCACCGCCGCGCCGTCCATTGATGCCTTCGCGCTAGTGGGCAACGAGGTCCGATTGGTTTGCGAGGCGTGCGGCTTTGCAATACCGCCATCCAAAAAACAGGGCATGAACCGGAACGGGCGCTGGGTCGCCGCCGGGCAGACCATCGACCGAGACGGCACTATCGGGGGCGAGCTTCCAAAAACAAAGGTGGCGTCTTACTGGCTCACCGGTCCAGCCGCCGCCTATCAATCGTGGGAGTCGCTCTGGCGAAAATACCGGGCCGCCGAACGCGATTACGAGCAAACCGGCTCGGAAGAATCGCTTAAGAGCGTCACGACCGGCGATTTCGGCACCGCGTACAAGCCGAAAAAACTGGGTGCGGCCCGCGATGCCCGCACCTTAGAAACCCGCGCGGAGCCGCTTGGCAAGCGGACGGTTCCGGCCGGCGTTTTATTCCTGACCGCCGCTGTGGACGTTCAGAAAAACCGGTTCGTGGTGCAGGTGGTTGGGTGGGGCGTCGGCGGCGAACGCTGGGTAATCGACCGCTTCAATATCAAGCACTCCCCAATCGAAGGCGAGAGCGCCCCCATCGCGCCCGCCTCGCGGTTGGAAGACTGGTCCGCGATCACGACGGACGTGATCCGCAAGCCCTATCCCCTTGAATGGAACCCCGCGCGCGGCCTGCTCCCGGTGTTAACCGCCTACGATACCGCCGGCCTGGACGGCGTGACCGCCCGCGCCTACGCCTACTACCGGACGCTGCGCAAGCAAGGGCTGGGCGACAAAGCGATGCCGATCAAGGGCGGAAACAGCCTATCCGCTCCGCGCCTGCACAAAAGCTACCCCGATTCGGGCAACCGAAGCGACCGAAAGGCCGACGCGCGTGGCGAAATTCCGGTTTGGATACTCAACACCACGATCCTCAAAGATGCCTTGGCCGGCGATCTGGAGCGCGAAACCCCAGGACCAGGCTACATCCATTTCCCGGATTGGCTGGGTTCCTGGTTTTTCGATGAGCTATCGGCAGAGGTCAGGACCGCCAAGGGCTGGGAGAACCCGGCGAA